ATGCTCAATCTATAACTGTCCAGTAGGCGTTGATTTCATAACTGGAGAAGATTATGCTAAAGCGGCTTAAAGATTTTAATGTTTCCAAGCTTGGAGATCATGACTGGGAAATAGAAGGTATAATGGAGGACGCCATGAGCGGACAAAGACAATGGGAAACAACACCAAATAAAATATTACCTGGTGGGTGTGACAAAAAATTACCTGATTTAATATATCCAGAAGAAGAAGAAGATATATATGACGCAGTAGCACAATATAGAAAAGATCATCCAGAAAAAGATATATACGCAACTAATGATCCACGTAAAAATACAGGATTGGATGGATCGTATTACGATCTTCCGGAGGGGGCTTCTCAGCTGCAAGATTTGATTGAATACAAAGATATGAATTTTGCAGTTGGGAACATCTTTAAGGCAACTTATCGTCTTAATGATAAAGCCACCTCAACTTATAATTTGGAGAAAATAATCTTTTATGCAATTAGAGAACTTAAAAGGTCTGGAGAGCTTAGCGCGGATAAGCTTTCCGATATATTATCTCAGACAGATTAAAGATATTAAAGAAGTACTTAGTGCTACTAAAATTAAGTACAGAGGGGTATGGGTATACCTAGATGATAAGTACATTGATGATGATTTTCAAATGAGAAGATTAACCATTGGTTTACGAGGAGACAAGGTATATCCACTACGACATAAGATAAACACGTTTAGACAGTTAATAAAATATCCAAGTAAATCTGGATTTATAGATTCAAATGGATTTATGTTTAGATACATGAAAAGCTCTAAATTGTTTAAAGTAAATAGCAGAAAAATTAATAAAATGAAGCGCAAAGGGAATACAATAGTATTCTACGTAGAAGGGATATATCAACCATTTTCTACAACTATACCACTAGATTACCTAGGAATAGAGTATGCTTCTATATTAGAGACAGACAAAGGCCCACTTTTATATGACTTCACAAGAATTAGCCATACAGGAACTAGAAGAAAAATATAAACAGTTCTTGGTTATAATGCACTCTGATCCACCTAAAGTAGCAATGATTGCTGCTGTAGATGAAGAGTATGGAATTGGTAGAGATGGTGCAATTCCGTGGCATTGTCCTGCAGATATGGAAATGTTTCAACAACTTACACAAGCATCTACTCTAATTATGGGCAAAAGAACTTATGAATCCATAGGTCATCCTTTAATTGATAGACATAATATAGTAGTATCTAGCACGTTAAAAACTGATTTAGTACAGGTTTGCAAAACTGTGGAAGATGCTATCGCATGTGCTACTACTAATAGTATATATCTAATAGGTGGGTCAGATATTTATAAAGAAGGGTTACAATATTGTGACTTTATGCATTTAACAATGGTTTCTGGAACCTATAAATCTGATACATTCTTTCCAGAAATAGATCCACATATTTGGGGGATGATTTTTAAGTTTGAATTACTTGATTGTGATTTCGTATTACTTAGAAAAATGGATGCAGAGGAGCAATCACTATATAATAGTATATCCATGGTTCCCTCATGATAAAAAAGGCAGTAATAAGCAATAGAATATATCTTCCATTTGAAGAAAAATATTACGAAAAACTAAAGGAAGAACTCACATACACCATCCCTAGTAAAATATTTGGCGATCCTCCAGAAGAAAAATCTACTATACGTAGACTAGGAAAAACCGCTATTAGTATTCCTGTTGGACGAATAGATCTTATTCCACACGACTTTACGGTTATTGACAAGCGTACTGTCGCGCCAGTAGACTTTCCAGAGTTTAAATATGAATTATACCCAGAGCAACAAGAGGTATATGATGTAGTAGATGATAATTCTCTGATATCTGCCAACCCTTCATGGGGAAAGACTTTTACCGGAATCGCTATAGCTAGAAAACTAGGTCAAAAGGCATTAGTAATAGTACATACCTCCTTTTTACGTAAACAATGGGAGAAAGAGGTAAAAAAGGCTCTTGGAATAGAGCCTGGTGTAATTGGTGGTAGTGGTAAAGAAGGACGTGTAGACTATGATAGCTGTATTACTATAAGTAATATTCAGAAATTACGTAGTAGAGCATTGCAATTAAGAGAAGAATTTGGTACTGTAATAATAGATGAAGTACATCATGTACCAGCTAAGGTATTTGAAGAAACTCTCAATGTATTCAAAGCTAGATATAAACTAGGATTGAGTGCTACACTAGAAAGAAAGGATATGCTTCATGTAGTACTACCGGATTACTTTGGATTTGACACCTATTATGGTAGATCTAGTAATGAGATGGTTCCGAAAGTACTCATTATAAAGAGTGATATACCTTTTGATTCTAGACAAACTATTCCGTGGGCATTAAAGGTTAACGAGCTAGTAAATAATGAAGATTATATTAAACTAGTATCCGACGTAGCTTATTCGTATATGAAGGCAGGACATAAAGTATTAGTTTTATCAGATAGAACTGAATTCTTAAAAACATGCAATAATATACATGATGATTGTTCAGTATTAATAACAGGGACAACTTGCGATAATGATAGAGAGATCTATAAAGAATTCGTAGAAAAAGACCCTAATCATAATATTGTATACGGAGCAATTTCTATATTTAAAGAAGGAATATCCTGGGATTTTTTAAGTTGTATAGTTGTCGCCGCACCTATAAACAATGATCCCCTTTTAAAGCAATTAATTGGACGCATCACCCGCATTTATGATAGTAAGCTACAACCAATAGTTGTTGATATTAATTTAAAGGGAACCACAGCAAAAAGGCAAGCGCAAGCAAGAGCAGCTTATTACATGGATAATGGTTGGGAAATCATGTATGCAGACCTAACCTGAAAATATTTCTTGACAAATTAGTGTAAATTTGATATAATATAAAATGATAAAGTATAACTGGGAAAAAGTTAAAAAGATCGGGAACTACGACATAATTAAAGTTTTACAGTATTTTTGCCTTAACCAGCACATATATGTACCAAACTACCTACCTAGAAATTTTGAACAAAAAATTTATAAGGTAGCAAAGCATCCACTCCCAATAGGATATAGCTATATAATTGATATTGAAAGTTTACTATTGAATAGAGAGGACGCCAGTATTTCAGAAATATATGAATATATTGATTTAGCAAGCGCACGATCATTATTTGATTATACAGTACGAAATATAAAGACATTGCCAGTAGTATTTGCTGACAATGAAATAACCAACAGACTATTAACCATAGACAACAACCAAATATATTTTAAATATGAATAGAGGAAGAAAATAATGGCATTAGATTTTAATTCTTTAAAAGGAAAAGCGCAAAAAATTGGCCCAGATCGTATGAAATTCCAGGATGGAAAGAATGTGTTTCGCATTGTTTCACCGATTATGCCTGGATATAAGTATTGGCTAAAGACAAGGGATGGGCAGCAAACAATCCCGTTCGATTGTCTTGGTTTCAACAGAGAAGAAGAAACTTTCGATAACAAAAAGAAAGATTGGGTTAAAAACTATTTTCCAGAGCAAAAGTGTCAATGGGCATATTCTTGCCTGGTAATTGATCGTGCTGATGAAAAGATTAAATTACTTGATCTGAAGAAAACATTACTGAGTCAAATCATTGATGTTGCTAAAGATGATGAAGCTGGTCTCGGAGATCCATCTCATCCTGAAACTGGATGGGATATTGTTGTAAATCGTGTACGCACAGGGCCTAAGCCTTTTAACGTTGAGTACCGTTTAGAACACTTTAAGCTTAAGGAGTCTTCACTTTCCGATGATGAAATTGCAAGAGTAAACGAGGAGCCCAATTTAGATGAGCTTCTGCGAGAACTTACTCCGGATGAGCAAAATGAGCTATTAAAGAACCTTATCCTACCTAACGACGAGGACGATACTTCTGATGAAGAAGAAATCGCTAATGAACTCGCCGGTACAGGTACGGATGACGATCTGTAATAAATAAAAATGTCGCCGGGGGAGCAATCTCCCGGCGATTTTATTGGAGTTAAGAATGAACGTAGAACAATTACGTAGATTATTAGCCGGACAAGGCAATAAGAAGTCAGTATTAATTAATGGGCGTCCATTAACTAGAGAAGATATTTCTATTACTAATGTAGTAGAGATTGTTCCAAAACCAGCTAAACCTAGTTCAGTAAGAAAGAAAACACCACCAAAAAGAAAAGTTACTCCTGCTGAGCCATTAACAGACGCAGAAGGGAAAGAAAAGTTGGCAAAAGTTGAACGCATAGTACCACAAAATAAATTAGATAAAGAATGAGAGTTTTATTCACAGCAGATTTGCATATAAATCTAAGACAAAAGAATGTACCTAAAGACTGGTCTTACGAACGTTACAAGATAATGTTTGATGAGATTGATCGTGTGTATGATGAAAACTACTGTGAATTGTTAGTAATAGGTGGGGACATTTTTGATAAGATGCCTTCACTTGAGGAATTGAATTTATTTTTAAATTACCTAAAAGATAATAGTGGTAGAGAAACTATCTTATATGATGGTAACCATGAAGCCACAAAACGCGGCGATACTTTCTTAAAGTATCTTGAAGCAATGGTTCCGTCGGATTGTCATATAATTGTTGAATCAGGTTATTTTGGTAACATGTATATATTACCATATTGTGAATTAAAACAACATAGAAAAGACACAACTTCTGGTGCAAAGATATGTCTAACTCACGTGAGAGGAGAAATTCCTCCACACGTGAAACCAGAAGTAGACTTACGATTATTTGATAATTTTGGTATTGTATTCGCTGGTGATTTACATGCGCACAGCAACTCCCAGCGAAATATTGTCTATCCGGGTAGTCCTACCACGGTAACTTTCCATAGAAACCCAGTTGAAACTGGTGTAATAGTATTTGACAACGAAGATCCAGGAAGTTGGGAGTGGCATGAGGTTTACGTACCACAACTAATACGAATGACAGTAGATGATCCAGCAGAGATGATCAAAACAAATTTCAATCATACAATATATGAACTTAAAGGTGATATCCTAGACCTAGCTAAAGTTAAAGATAGCGAAATATTGGATAAGAAAATAATTGAACACCAAAGCGAAGCTAGTCTAGACCTAGTTGATAAGACTTTGAGTGAAGAACTATCTATCTACTGTAATGAGGTACTACAGTTACCAGTTGCAAAAATAGATAAAGTATTAAGGATATTTAATGATAACACTACAGAGATTAGAATGGCGTAATTTTTTATCATACCAAGATAAAGCCAGTATTGATCTCTCAGAACATCCCTTAACTCAATTAGTTGGTGAAAATGGTGCCGGAAAGACTACTATTCCATTAGTAGTACAAGAGGTACTATACGGGAAAAATATAAAAAATATCAGAAAACAAGACTTAGTAAATAGACACACGAAAGAAAATGGATATACAATATCATTAGAGTTTACAAAAGAAAATAACGAATATAAAGTAGAATTAGATAGAAAAAGCACTATAAAATTATCCCTATTTAAAAATGGCGACAATATATCTAGCCATAAGAGTATAGATACTTATAAAACTATAGCTAGTATAATCGGGATACCCGATTTTAAAACATTTTGCCAATTAGTATATCAGAGTTCAACGGCGAGTTTAGAATTTCTAACTGCGACAGACACGAATAGAAAAAAGTTTCTCATCAGTCTTTTACAGTTAGAAGAATATACAGACTTACATGAACTTTTTAAGGGAAAAGTAAGAGATTTAACTGCGGACGCTAATACTATTCAAGGTGAACTAAATATAGTTCGATCTTGGGTGCTTTCTCATGAGAATGAGGACTTTAGTATTATGGAAATCAAAGAAGTACCAGAGAATGATATCTCAGAGATACATAGCGAGTTAGCCATTTGGCAAAATAAATTAGATAATATAGTTACTATAAATAGAAAAATTACAACAAACAATCAATATAAGAAAGAATTAGCATCTCTTAACTTTAATCTAATGGAAGATCCAGAAAGTGTAGACCAGAAAGATATAGATTTCTGGGACGACGAAATGACTACCTCTAGATATGATAAAAATCATTTTGAAGAATTGATAGAAAATTTAAATGTAGAGGATAAAACTTGTCCTACTTGTAAGCAGGTAATTCCAGCGACGGATAATAAAGAAATGTTAATTGAAGCTGAGCACCAGTATGAAATTGCAAAAAATAAATTTGATTCCGCGTCACTTAAGAAAGGTCAATTACAGTATGTAAAACAAGAACGCAGACGCTGGGAACAATCAAAAACAGAATTTGAAAAGCTAATAGCCCTAATAGATAATGATATTACAAATAAAATAGAAGATAAATCAGAACTAGAAACCGGTATTAAGAACTTAAAACTAGAGTTAGAAGCCATTGAAAAGCATAAAAATAGAATTATTGAGCATAATAAAAAGGCTGCCGCACATAACTCTAAAGTTAAGCTAATAAAAGAGCAATTAGAAGAATATCAGGTCAAGCTAAATGATTTGGAATATAAAGAAGAAGATTTGCAAGATACTCTTGATATACTGGAACTGCTTAAAAAGATATTCAGTACTAATGGACTTGTAAGCTATAAGATTGAATCATCTGTAAAAGAACTTGAGAAAACTATAAATGAATATTTAGCAGAATTCACACATTTCCGTGTATTCTTTAAACTCGAAAGAGATAAATTAAATATTCAAGTCATAGACGAAGAAGGGGAAGAAACTACTATTGAAGGTCTTTCTGCTGGTGAATTGGGGCGAGTTAATATCGCTACAACATTGGCTATTAGAAAGATAATGAGTTCTTTATCATCTACTAAGATTAACTTTCTATTTCTGGACGAAATAGTAGGTGTTTTAGATACGAATGGTAAAGAAAAACTGATAGAACTTCTACTAAATGAAAATCTTAATAGCTTTATAGTAGCACATGAATTTGATCATCCTCTTGTTCCAAAACTATACGTTGTCAAAGAGGACAACGCATCGAGGATAGAGAATGGTTGATAGTAGAGCAAAAGGCCGTACAGCGGAAATGAAAGCCCGTGATATGTTGAGAAAATTAACAAATTATACATGGGAACGTATTCCGGCATCAGGAGCACTTAGCGAGGTTCATGGCTTAAAAGGGGATTTGTATATTCCAAAGAAAGATAATTACTGGTGTGTAGAGGTTAAACATTATAAAGACGACCATCTTACTTCCAAGTTATTAACTAGTAAGACCCCACAATTAGTAACGTGGTGGGAACAGACTAAAAGACAAGCAGAACAAGTAGAGAAAGAACCATTATTAATATTTAAACATGATAGAAGTAAGTGGTTTATAGCGTTTATGGAGGAATCTTTTGAGGGTTCTTTAAATTACCCTATAGATCTTTATATAAATTTCTATAGTAAGCATGGAGATTTAATTATATGTTTACTAGAAGATTTTTGTAACAAATTAAACCCAACAGATTGGATCAAATGAAGAATATATACGAATTAGAAGAAGCCCAAGAAGCAACAGGAGATAACGTCTTAGTTATTGATGCACTTAACTTGGCATTTAGATGGAAACACCCACCTCGCGCTACATTTGCTGAACAATATGTAGATATGGTAAAATCAGTTGCTAAATCATATAATGCTGAAAAAATATTAGTTATTACTGATATTGGGTCATCTACATATAGAAAGGAAATCTATCCAGAGTATAAAGCCGACAGAAAAGCTAAGTATGCAGATCAAACTGAGGAAGAATATGAAGAATTTCAGAAATTCTTCCAAGAGTTTAATCGCGCACTAGAATTATGTAGAGATAAGTTTTGTGTAATTGGATATAAAGGCGTAGAAGCTGATGATTTGGCAGCACTTATTAAACAGATGTCACATGATCCAAACTATAATCTAATAACCAAAGATCATATTTGGATGGTATCTACGGATAAAGACTGGGATCTACTTATAGATGATAAAGTATCGCGGTGGTCATATACACAGCGAAAAGAGTATGTTAAAAGTGACGGAGTATCAGCAGATGAAATTCCATTTGATATTCTTTTAGATGTGAAAGTAATTGTTGGTGGAAAAGATAATGTAGCGGGTATTCCTGGGATTGGTATTAAAAGAGCGATTGCACTTATAGAAAAATACGGAGACGCATTTGATATAGTTGAAAGCTTACCACTTCCTGGTACTGCACAGTATATTAAAAAGTTAAATGAACTTGGGAAAGAAGTAATCCTGCGCAATATTGAGTTAATGGATAAAACTACTTATATAAATGAAGCGGTTGGGACTGAGAACGTGAGAGATGCAATCAATAAAATTGAGGAATATTTAATATCATGAAACAAGATTGGGAAAAATTAGCTGAAGTAGGTGATTTAAGTGGTGTATTGCAAGTAGTTATGGATAATCAAGAAGCATTTGATGAATATTGGAAAATGCAAGCTAGAAATATTGCTACACTTGGTAGAGAACTGCGGAAACAAAAAATATTAGATCACGATATTATGGAAATTATTAAGACTTACATTATGGCGGGGAAGATATAATGTTATTAATTAGTGTACTAGAAGAAGGCTGTTATCCAGAGAGAGCACATTTTACAGACGCAGGTATTGATTTGAAGGCAAGCGAAGCTAAAGTTTTAGATGTCGGAGAAGTATATCCTATGTCAGTAGGAATTAAAGTAGAGATTCCGGCTGGATATGTTGGTATGATCTTTCCACGCAGCGGATTAGGAAGTAAAAAAGGAGTCGTCCTTGCCAACACAGTTGGCATAATTGATTCTGATTATAGAGGCGAGATTATCTGTTCACTAAAGAATGCAGGTAGTTTCGAATATAGAATTGAACAGTACGAGCGCATTGCGCAACTTGTAATTGTTCCTTGCATGATTGGAGATTTCTTCGTAGTAGAAGAAAATGAATTAAGTGACACATCGCGAGGAGAAGGCGGATTTGGACATACAGGGACCTAGTGTAAGATCAGAAATAGTTACACGAAGAACTTACAGTCGTCCTAAGGATGATGGTACATTTGAGACCTGGGACGAAACAGTAGATAGAGTAATAAACCATCAGCGTTGGCTCTGGGAAAGAGCATTAACACACAGTAAATTAAAAGATATACCACTACATGATTTATCAGAAGATTTAAAAGAATGGACCCCATTAACAAAGGAACAAACAAATGAACTCTGGGAATTGTGGCAACTTTACTATGAAAGAAAAGTTATGCCTGCAGGACGTACTCTCTGGCTCGGTGGAACAGAAGTATCTCG